TATTATGAAAGCGGTTGAAAAATATTACGAGGGGAATAAAAACGTAAGTGTTGATGTAAGCCCATTACCTAGAAAATATTATAGATTTGGTAAAAGCGTAGTGGGATTTGTACACGATATGCCGATTAAAAAGTGTTTAGAAATCATGTCAGTGGAAGCAAAAGAATATTGGACTGAATGTAATAAATTCTTCTGGATGATGGGACATTTGCATACTGGAATGGAATATCAAAAAGAAGGACTGTTAGAAATTTATAGACTACCTACTATTTCAGGAAATAGCAGATGGAGTAATAATTCGTCTTATATACAGACAGAAAAGAAGAATCAATGTTTTTTGTTTGATGAGGAAAATGGAATCGTAGACATATATAACATTTATGTCTAGAAAGTTTACGAATAAAAAACCTATTTTATGGAGGTAATCCTTTGTATACAGGTATAAAAGAAGTCTTACTGTCCGATGAAGAAGTTGCTGATTTTTATGAAAATAAAATAAGATATGAAATGTCTAAAAATCAATATTTATTAGTGAAAAGAAAAGAGGATGGATCAACGATTGAAAAAAGACGATGGGATGGAGAGAAATTAGTAAAACTTAAATGGAAAGCCATAGAAAGCCAATTGTTTGATAAAATAAAACCGTTGAACGATGAACAAGAATGTTTATTTGATCTTTTAGATAATGAATCCATAATAGGAAAATTAATTGTAGGAGCGTGGGGGTCAGGAAAGACGATGGTAAGCCTTAGTTGGTCTTTAGACAAGGTTGTAAGGGGAAGGTTTAATAAACTTATTTTTATCAGAAATAATATTGAAGTAAAAGATACGGTTTCTTTAGGCGCTTTGCCATCCGACTCTAATAGCAAATTAAAGCCGTGGGCAATGCCAATAGCGGATGTATTGGGAAGCGAATTGGAATTGGACAGATATATTTCCGATGGAAAAATAGAATTAGTTCATTTAGGATTCGCAAGAAGTAGATCTTTCGATAATAGCGTTATCGTTATAAATGAATGCCAGAACTTAACCGCAGAGCATATGGCCCTCCTGGTGTCGAGGGTGGGCAAAAATACTATTATTATATTTGATGGAGACGTTAGACAATCTGACAAGATAACCTTTGAGAAAAATCCTGGCATAAATGCTTTAGTAAATGCTTTGGCAGGAAATGAGATGTTTGGAATGGTTAATTTAAAGAAAACAGAAAGAAGCAAATTCGCTTCTTTAGCGGAAAATATATGCAGAATTGATTAAATAAAAAATTTAAAGTATAAAGGGATATAAAGAGGATGTGATTAATTTCATGTCCTCTTTATTATTATAGAGGTGATAAATGCCTAGAACAAAAAGGATAGGAAAATACATTTCTTCAACCGGCATTGCTATTACGACATGCTATTGTAGAAAGTGTATGCAAAATAAAAAACCAGAAGATTTTTTTGAGACAACCGATTATTTTCTGGATTCAAACGGTAGATTGTCCATTTGCAAGGATTGTTGCAATGATATGTACGAAAAGTTCATAGAAACAGAAGGAACTTACGAAAAAACAATCATGAAAATGTGCAGGATCTTGAATGTAAAATTTGATCTTAACGCTGTTGCGTATGCTAAAAAACAAATTATAGAAAAAGATTATAAAGACAGTTTTGGAAATTATAAAAGATTTTTAACGACAGGAAAATCAAAATTCGCCACTAAAGATCAAGATCTTACCTACACCGAGCCTTCCTACGAAGTAAAAGAAAAAGCAAATGCTTCGGTAGATTTTACCGACAGGAAATATCTTGAGGGTATTTGGGGTAAAAGTAGTGGACTAAGTAAACAGGATTATGAATTTTTGGAAGAAGAATATAATCGTTGGGCTGGCCCAATTGGAAACGTAACTCATGGCGAAGAGGTATTAATTAGAGATATATGTTTCCTTCAGAATCAGATTCGTAAAGCTAGAATTGAAGGAAATTTTAAGTTAGTAGATAGTTTGGTGGAAAGTAGACAAAAAATTATGAAAGATGGCGCATTGACTCCTGCTTTACAAAGCGCCGCCAATAATGGTAAAAATGTGGATACATTTGGTGCATGGCTAAAAGATATTGAAACATTGATGCCCGCTGAATGGTATAAGGACAAAGAGAAGTTTCGTGATATGGATGGGGTAGAAGAAGATATTGCGGATATTAAACGAGGTATTAAAAATTTTGTTACTGAATCCAGAGATTTTAATTCCGTTGAATTAGAGAAAATTGATGGACTGGAAGAAGAGGATTAAATGCCTGGTTATAAAAATTTTAAAAATGGTTATAAAAGAAGAGCAGAACAAGACAATGTTTTTGTAAATCCTAAATCCACAAACGAGAGTAAAATTAGCGAAGAGAGAAGAAATAGGCTGATTGAGTGGTGTACTTTTTATCGAAGGAATGTACAAATCTTTGTAAAACATTATTTTGGTATAAAATTATATCCATATCAGGCTTTTTGGTTGTATTGGATGAGTCAGAGTGATAGTTTTGTTGCTATCTGTTCTCGTGCTTCGGCAAAGACTTGGCTTTTGGCAGTTTTTGCATGTGCGAGGGCAGTTCTTTATCCCAATAGTGAGATTGTAGTGGTAAGTAGTACCAAAAATCAGGCGGGAATGATTGTTGAAAAAATAAAAATGTTGAGGGGGGATCATCCTAATTTAGCGAGAGAAATTAATAATATTGTTGCTAACTTAAACATAAGAGAAGTTTCTTTTCACAACGGCAGTATCATCAAGGTGGTTGCCTCTAGGGACGGATCTCGCGGGCATAGATCAACCTTCACTATATATGAAGAATTTCGATTAATTGATAAAGAAATTTTAGATTCAGTAATTAGGCCATTTGCTTATATTCGTCAAGCTCCGTATTTAAAAGATCCAGAATATTCAGATTGTGTTGAAGAAGCCAAAGAAGTATTTATTAGCTCTGCATATCATAAAGGATTATGGTGGTATGAAGAAACTAGAAAGACGATTAAGGCTTTGTTGGCGGGGGATAATTCTGGTTTTATTGCTATGGATTTTGCGGTAGCGATTCGGCACAATATTAAAACAGTACGACAAATTAAAAATGAAATTTCTAAAATGGATTCGATCACTGCTCAGGAAGAGTATTACAATATTCCCTGGGGTGAGAGCGAAAAAGCATATTTTAAATTAAAAATGTTTACTAAAGCAAGAACAATTAAGCAAGCCTATTATCCTCAAAGAATAGAAAATTATAATTCTAAAAAGAATCCCTATGCCGGACAGAAAACAGAAGGAGAAATTAATATAATTTCTTGCGATGTCTCGCAGAGAGGTGGAAAACAAAATGATCTTTCTGTTAGTAGTCTGTTGAGATTATTGCCAACACATAAAGGATATTTTATAGAAGTTCTATATCAGGAATCTTTTTCCGGCGTAGATTCTATTTCTCAATGTTTAAGAATAAAACAATTGTTCCATGATTTTGATGCGGATATTATTGTTCTTGATGTTGGTGCTGGGGGTGGCGGTTTGCCAATGTACGATCAACTTGGTCAGATTACCAAAGATCCAGAAAGAGGAATAGAGTATCCTGCTATGACTATTTTGCAGGACAACAGCATAGATCAAGCTGTTTTTGAAGAATTATCAAAAAGAACATTGGGACTAAACGCAGAAAGAAGAATTTATCCTATTTCTGCAAATGCCAGATCGAATTCTGTAATGGCTGTGGAAATGAGGGATAAATTGCAGAGAAAAATGATTGAGTTCCTTTGTGATGAATCGACTGCTGAAGAATATCTTTTGAAGTCAACTTATAAAAAAGAATTTATGGATAAAGATGATCCTTCTGCTCATGCGTGGTTTTTAGCGCCTTATGTTCAAGCAAGTTTAACAATCAATGAATGTATTAATTTGTCTATGAGTATGCTTTCTGGAAATATTAAATTGACAGAACCGCCTGGAGGTAGAAAAGATAGATTTAGTAGTTTATTATACGGCATCCATTATACAGCACTTTTAGATCAAGATTTACTAAAAGAA